TTTATGTAAACAATATCAATAATATCAATTATCTTTTTTAACTCGCAATCAGTAGGGCGTGTATAGTTTTTCCCAATTTTCGGCGTTGATGGTGTTAGTTGTTTTGGTTTTGGAAATGTGTTTATATAGTCCAAAATAAATTCACATACATCATCTCCATCTTCAATTACATTTGTAAAATGTTCCGATAATGGTTCTCGTTCATTTAAATCACCACTTCGTTTACATTTAGTCGCCGTAGGTGGTATTACTTGTTGCCCCTTCAAAAGTAATTCTAAATGTGTTGACTTACTTTTATACGACGATTTCTCCATAGATAAAAGTTTATCTTTTAGAGTTGTTGTATTCGTATAATCAATTAACACATTATAATTGCCTTCGGTGGAACTTTTAAACATACCCGCATTATTACCAATAGCGTTGAATTTTTTAAGATATTCTATTGTATTAACACAATCAACATATTCGCCATTTTGTAATTTACAACAATCAAAATCTAACGATAAAATCAGTTTATAATTATCTTGTTCTCCAAGAACAATACCGAATTTACCAGCATTAAAATTTGTTTTAAGTTTCAGTTGTTTTGCTGTCAAAGTATTCCACTTTGCTATTTTATTTCCTGCTTTATCTACGGGTTGTTTTTCTGTATTCACATTTATAAATTTAAATCCATCTGTCGCCAGTTTCTTATAATCCATATAAAACTAATAATTAAATTGTTTTTATATAGTAATTTTAACATATTATTAATATAATGTCTTTTGTTGTTATTTCATACGGAAATTAACCCGACAATATTAATTTTGTTATTAATGTCATCATAACTTTCGTTATTATTTAGTGATGTAATAACCACATCATCTATATAATTAACAAATGTATTTTTAAGACGACGGACACTTTCTTTATGAGTGAGATTTCTATTAGAGAGCGTTTCCATATACGCTTCTATGTATGCTCCATAAAAAGTATCCATATCAAATTTCTCAATAGATTTTAAACCACGATGATATTTAATTTCACCCTCCACACGAAGAACATTATTCAATATACATTTCGTATATGGTTTGAATGTTATGTCATTTTTGTAGTAATTGTTAATCTTTTTAATGATGTCTGTTCGTGATGAACTATGAAAAATAAAGTCATCTGTAATTGTGATTTTATACACATACTTCAACATTATAAACTATATAATAATAATAGATTGTTTTTAAGCACTTTTTATAAAATACTACTTATTAAATTTATCATTCTGTATCGTTTACAACGCTATTATCATAAGTAGCATCATCAACATTTTTCAGAACAGACAATTTAAGTTTGGTGTTTATAATCTTACTTTCATAACGACGGATATTTGTTTCTGCCCTATTGATTGATTTTTCAGTATCGGTTAATTTATTATAATTTTTACTACATCGTTCATTCTGAATAATACGGCGTTGTGGGTCGGCATCATACCATTTTTTAGCGTATGTGTTGTTGTATGCTTTTAATTTATTTTGGTTGTCTTGGTAATACTGCTTACTATAATCATTCGCTCTTTGTTTATTATTCTGTCGCCATACCCTACTTCGCTCTCTTGCTTGTGCTTTTTTAAGTTCGGCATTTGCTTCGGGTGTGATTTCTGGCATTCTAATACTATTACTTATCGTTATGTCTTTATATTCATTTTCAATTTATATATAAACAAGTATTTCAATAGCATCGTTTAATTAAATTTTATTATAATATTTTGGTTATATAATTATGGGTGTTGTTCTAAACGATGCTAATTCACTTCAAACTTTTTTGATGGATATTTCGCATATTAATTACACCAAAGAAGAATGTGTTTATATATTAGAAAATCAACTGCTTAATGATTGGTTAATTTGATTATGACATTCTAAAATACAATTTGCTAAATGTTGTAGGTTGCTATTCTTACATTCATTTTTTTTAATTAAAAAAACATCAGAACCATTACTATATTTTATTTCAGAGTTTAACAAATCATCATTATATAATTTATAAAATAGATTGTGGTATGTATCTATCCAAACTAAAATGACGCCGTTGTTTTTATATTTTTGTGATATTCCGTAGAGTTTATTTCTTCCAATCATGAAAGAATTAAATTTGGAAATATCTATTGTTCTTGATTTTAATTCTATGTATAGTTTAGTGTTATTATTTTTATTAGTTATTATGAAATCTACATTATCATATTGGTCTTCCATCTTTTTTATAACGAAATCTTGATTATCAATTAATTTAGTCAAAGCATACATAAATTCTGTTTCTTTTGTAAATCCGTATTTTAATAGTTCGTTAGTGCTTCGGGGCATTCATATAACGAATTATAATAAATTTTGGGAGTAAATAACGAAATAGTGCCGTTAGGGGTGTGATAGTCCAACGGATTTATAGGGGTTGAACCCAACGCCCAACGGATTAACCCAACGCCTATAAATCCGTTGAAGCTTCCAACGGATTTATCGGTGATCGTAGCACAACGGATAAATCCAACGCCTATAAATCCGTTGAAGCTTCCAACGGATTTATCGGTGATCGTATGACGTCATAGTGCCGTTGAAAATATCATCAAAAAATAATGTGTATATCATTCAGATACACATTATTCATTATCACTTTTTTACAGCAACCAATTTTATAGAACCAAACTCTTTTAATGTATTGATTACATCTATAAACTTTCTTCTGTGATTTAAATATTCTTTTATGTATTGTTTATAATTGTTAATTTTAAAATCGTGTATATCAGTTTCATCATCAAGATTGATATGTTTTAAAATATTTTTGGTATTCATTTTAACATATTGTTCTAACACCATTTTAAAATGTCCGTAATCATTAAACAATATTTTTACAATTTGAACTTCAATTGTATTATAAGAATATTTTGTAGACACAACCCCGTAATGTATACAATCATACGCACAACCGCAAGTAAACAAAGAAGGGGTTATTTCTACCACATCACCGACTTTTGTTGATTTAGCAATAAGTTTATTAGCATTAATAATGTCTTTATAATGACTATCAACATCAAAAGTAATATCACCTAAATACAATTTTGTCATAAATAAATAGTGTGCGTCTATTGGTTTATAAAATCCGAATTGCGTGTTTTTATCGCTTGGTGTCATGATAATAACTCTGATTGTGTATGGGATATTATCTTTTGCTTTTGATATTATAAAAGCGTATGCTTCGGGGACTTCGGGGCATTTATGCCTCTTAAACTTTATAATATCATAACAATTAATTTTACTTTTCATTTGGTTCAATCTGCTTCTAACTTCCCGACTTGTTTCTCTTATTGTTTTTTGTAAGTCTTCAATTGACATTTCTTTAATTTGATGTTCTACTGAATTATCGCAATAGGTTAAAATGTGTTTCCATATTTCGGTTGGTAGTTCCATTTATAATAACACTTGTAATGTTTTTAAATAGTTAATCAATTTATTTAATTAACTATTTACGATGACTTTATAAACGGGTTGATGTGTAATGACCCATTAGGAACACACATATTTAAATTTGGTTTAATTTCGTAAAAATGTTTCGTTTCCATTTCAATCGCTTTTGTTAAATCGCATTCTTCGTATCGTGCTAATTCAATAAACTTAACATTATCCCAACCACCATAATCACGAATATTTTTGTATAATAATCGGTTGTCATGATTACAACTACTTTTATGATTGTCTTTCCGAAGTTTTATATTGAATGAATGTCCTACATAATTATCATCGCCCACACAAATACAATAAATACATACTTGTTTCCACATCTTATTTTGTAAATTATTAATACGCTCAATATGTTTTGGGGTTTTAATATGTCTACACCACCCGCTACTAACATTTGTTTCATAACAGCATACTTCGCATCTGCGGAAATAGTTTTTTGATTGGGGCATATTCTTATAAATACTATTGTATTGTTTTTAAATAGTTAATCAATTTATTTATTTACATACAACGCATTTATAGGAAAAATAGGTTCTTTGACTTTATCATTCTCGCAATCAGAATAATCCTCTTTTAGTGTATAAACATCGTTAATTGTATTAATCATTCGTTCCAAATTTTCAATAACCAATCTATCTCGTATATATTCGTAATCACCTAACCAATTATGTTGACTATCCATAACTGATTTACTTACGGCATCAAAAAGTTTATACCAAAATGGTTCGCTACGAGTATAATTTATCATAGCGTTTTTAAATTGTGGTGGTTCTCTATAAAAACAATCGCCTATATCAAATTCGTATTTGTCTTGAAGTCGTTTTATAATAGCGTCTACATCTACATCTACACTATCCCTATTTTGGACTATACCAATTTCTCCATAATAAAGCATTTCGGGTTTAATAATATCTTCAATCGGCATATTTAATAATAATTAATGATATGTTTTTAAATAGTTTTATTAATGTTTAAAAACTACGATTATCATATTCTATACAGCACATCAGATATATATAGGGGTTGTCCTATGGTTGTCTATGAATAGAGTAGATAGGACAACCCCTATATTTATTAAAATGACATTATACTTTTGAGATTATATAGTTTTATTATTGTTTAAATGTTTTATAGATTTCATATGTCTTGATTTATTGGTTATTCTGATTATACTACCACAATCACAAGTATAAGTTTCTTGTAATTTATCTTTATTGTTTGTTCGGTAAACAGCACAGCGTTTTAATATTTGCTCTTTGTTAAGATTATAGTATTTTTTGTGTTGTATTTTAATTTCTTCATGGGATTTGTCATAGTAGGTTTTGTTGTATTTCTGTTTGTCGTAGTTTGTATCCATTATTAAATAAATATACCATAATAACATTAAGTTAAATTCAATAAATACCAGCAAATACCAGTATATACCAGTAATACATATTCAAATGTAATTACAAGACAATCATTTAATATTTGGTAGTATTAAATGAAACGTAAACGTCAACAGATTATCATTAAAAAAAACCTACCAGTATATAAAGAATGTTATTTGGATATTCAAAAGTATTTAAATCGTTCAGATTTAACAATACAAGACAAAAAGTATTTTACAGAACTACTTGAATATCTTGAAATTGAAATTGAAGTTGTATAAAAGTTTACGCCACATCGGCATACCCCATTATCATAGTATCATCAATATAATCTTGAATTTGAGTTGTTCTGTTATGTGCTAAATCATTACTATCAATTTCAAATTTTAATTTGTTTCTGTAAGCATCTTCAATTATACGACTTTCTGGTAATGTTATTTGTTCCGCCGTCCCGATTTGGAGTAGTTTGAATTCATCAAGTCCCCCGTGTTCTCTAATGGTCGTAAATAGTTTACTATTGTATGTTGAATTCGTTGGATTATTTATGTTTCTTCGGTAGTAAGAACTCCTACTTTTTAAATTGGCGGTGCTTCCTACAAAATACATATTTACATCACCATTTATGTTTACAAATTTGTAAAATATATAATTGTTTAATGTTGGGCGGGGCATCTATTAATATTTATCAATTTCTATTTATACCATTTTAAAAACATTTTAGTTGTCTTCGGCATTATCGCACATATTAGCATCATCAGCGTCTCGCTGATTTCTACGCTGTCTTTCATCACGCTCTAATTGTTTATCGTGCTGTTCTTGTATGTCATGTCCCTCTTTTACTTGGCGGTCATAAATCAAGTCCGTATACAATCTCATTTCTCTTAATTGAGTTTCGCAACTACGGAGTTGTTCCATCAGCAATTTATCTTCTTCTGTTTTAATACTAAATTTATTTGCTGTCATTTTAGCAACAACTTTATTGTATAATGCTCTACAAGTAGCGTCGTCAATACGTTCACATTTAGAACGGGTTTCAATACCACGCATAACACCAGCATCAACCATTTTATTTATATAAATATATTTAGATTTATAAATAAAATTAGATTTTTATATCGGCATAATTAATTAAATTTGTTCGCATACAGAAGTTCTTTATTTCTTTAATGTTGTGTTTTAGTTCAGTTTCATTTAAATACTCGTCAAACCAAAAAATAATATTGCCTCCACAATCTATACCAAATAATTCACTTGCTAATTTATTTCTATTATAGATTTTGTATTCAGTATCAATACCTACATTCAAACCAATATCACCAGCATTACATTTAATATACTGAATGTCGCAAACTTCATTAACCCAATTGTCGGTCATACATTCAATTTTATCAATAGAATATTTTAATTTATTATCATCGCCCGTGCTATGGTTAATAACATATTTTACAATCTCAAATTCATTATAAATATCGTAATATGGATTGTATTTAACTTCTGTGTCTAAAACTGATACATTATTACCGCATACATCTAACACATTAATATAATTATTAATCGGTTCTTGATTATTAATATTCATAATAATTATAAATATTAATAGGTTTTTATATAGTTTTATTAATCTGTTTGTTTATAAAACTCTTCTATCATTTTACTTTTAGTCCAAGATTTTTTAAGTTTAACTTCGCATCTTAAAGCATGTCGCATAATATCCTGCTTCAAATCTCTTGTATCTATTGGATAAAACGTATAACGAATACGATAATGTGATGATAATAATTTACCAACCCAGTTTACATTCCATCTTCGTTCCATATTGTAGTCGCAATACTTCATTTCACTATATTTTTTGCTTGGTCTTTTTATAATCCAATATGGTTGTGGTTCGCAGGGTAGAAGCGTTGGAATGAGTGATAATGTTTCAAATCTTTCAATTAATTTATCTTTACCGATGTATTCTATAATAGGATGTTGATGATATGATGCTACGATGTGTAAAACATCGTTAGGCAATACGCTTTCTAATATCTCTTTTAGTTCGTTTTTTGAAATACTGGGGGTCATCTAATTATACTTGTTGTTATGTCTTTAAGTGTTTTAGCAATAAGTATATTGTGTTTCAATTTTATTTACATTCAATACAAATAGGGGCGTTGTCTGTGATATATTTTTGGTGCTTTGCTGTCTTTTCGTGTAATGCTTTATTGTGTGTTGTATACTTACCACCACATAAACAAATATGTTTCTTGATTAATCGTTCGTGATTATCGTAATAATATTTTATGCTTCTTTCGTTTATTTCTTCTTTATTGTTTTCGTTATAATTTTTCTGATATTCTTTAAATACTTCTTTATTGTCTTCTCGCCATTCATTAATCGTTCTTGTAGGAACTTGTTTATTAACACAAGTAAAATTTTCTATATAATACCGCTCACGTGTTTCCAATTCTTTTTTTGAATTACACGGGTATTTTTCTATTTCCGAATAAAAATAATCACCATTTAAAATAATAGATTTGGATTTACATTTTTTACCACTTTTAGCATCTGCTTTATGTCTTCCCATTCTAACTCTTAAAACATTCGCAGTAGAACCATAATAGACATCTCCGTTTGTGTTGTCGTAAATACGATAAATAATTCCGTTCTGATAGTTCACGGGCATAATGTATTATTATGTATCTTTTTGTTTAAACCAAATTCAATTTATTTTTAAAAGCATTCAAAAAATACAGACAAATTCAGACAAATTCAGTTTATTCTCCACATATTTTAATTCGTTCTTACTGGGTTTTT